TTAGTGTTATGAAGCAGTTGTCTTCGTGTAACGAAGCTTCATGTACACAGCGCACAGCCCATTGACGTGATCGTTCTAGACGACATCCAACACATTGGCCACAAGGAATAGTAAGAGGGCGATCAACCCATCCGTGAGTGGGGTTGAAGACAATAGTTTTTCCATCAGCTCGACTCCTATATCCTTGCATCGGGTGATAGCAAGGCATTATTTATATTAAAGTCGGATACCGCCGCGCATAGGTTTACCGCGACCGTTTTTTTTATGTACTGATGAAGCAGTTTTAGTAAAGCTTTTTTTAGATTTTTTGTAGTTAAGTTTTTTACGTTTGATCATTTGTATTCTCCAGAAGTTTAATGATTTTTTTATTTAAGGACGTTGTCCAGTTATCAAGGTTTTTAATTAGCCATGGAATTAATAGTGATTTTAGAAGATATCTAAGAGCAGTTTTTAAGATTATTGGCATATTATTTTTTGATTTATTTTTAGTGTTTTTTTAGGACATCCACCATGTAGAGGTGTCAGTCCGCACAGTTACATCAAGTGAGTAACTGTGCCGGCCTGTCTCCAGCCCGTTATTTTATTGGGTTTTAGAGGTTTTTGAAGCCTCTTTTGCCTGCGGCGCATTTCCGCCACTTTGTGGCTGTTCAAAACCTTCGGTTTTGGGTTCGCCTTCGCTCACAATTTGTTCAGGAATTGGGCGTTTTTTTAAGCCCATTTCATACATAGCATTATTGTTATTTTCATCATCCATGAAGGAGATGAATTTTTGAGGTTCATTATCGAATTGATTACGGATTTCACTTGGCAAGCCTTCGAACATAGAGTTAGCATTCGCAACAGTATTTAGCATTGTTTGATAATCCAGACCAGTTAGATCTTCGTAGCGAGCCTCGAATTCATTTACATGGTTTAAGACGCCCGTACGGTCGTATTTAGCGATTATTTTTGAAATATCGCATTCATCCCTATGACATTGCTCAGTTCGAGCGTCTAGGGTAGTTATTTGGACTTTTTGTTTTTCGCCGTAAGCAGAGCGAATTAGAGTTTTAGTTTTTGACATTATATTCTCCATTAGAATTTTTTAAAGATATTAGTACGTGGATTTTTGAAAGGCATATACAAGCCACCACCACCACCACGTGATTTAGTTTTTGATTTAGTTTTAGTTTTTGATTTAGTTTTAGTTTTTGTATTAGGTTTAAAGGCTTTTACTTTTTTACCGCCTTTTTTAAACATTTGAGAAGCACCATAAACAGCACCACCAGCACCAATAGCAAGAGATGCAGCAGAAGAATTTAATAATCCTGCTTTTCGTAATTCATCCTGAATTTGAAGCATGATTTCTTCTTTCATTTCAGCACCTGGCACATTAGCTTCTAATATATCAGCTTCAGCACCAGTTTTTCTAGCAGTTTCTTGAAGATTTAAAAGTTCTTGATTAAATCGAGAAGCTTGCAAGGCAGAGGAAGCACCAGTACTAAGACCTTTTACCATGGCTTCGCCTGGGTCTTTTAATTGAGGCGTAGAAGCACCAGAACCCATACCACCAGTAGCAGATAGGATTGGATTAAGACCCGCAAGACGGAGGTCTTTTGTAGCACGTTGGTGAGCAGTAGAAGATAGTCGTTCAGTTTCTTCATTAGTTTGCTTTGCAGAGCTCCGGCCAAATAGTCCGGTAGCTATACCGCCGAGGAGAGAACCTCCTCCGGCAGAAGATAGGAATGAGCCTAATCCCATTATAGTTTGTCCAGTCCAGGTACTGAGTAAGTAGGCATAGGGCGCGCAGACTTCATTCTCATATATGAATCGAAGATAAAGTGTGGTTCGCTTGGAACAGCGACTACACGATCAAGAGGAGGATTTTCCTCGATAAAGTCAGAGCCAAGAGTCGGAAGACTTGCGAAGTCTTGGGATAGATGCCAAGCATCAAGGGTCTGCGCGTCATTTGAACGGAATTTACCCGTAATTTTAGAAGGTTTGTAGCGCATTTCAGCCCAGCGTTCTTGGTAGCCAAAGACAAGTTCGTCATTAGCAGAGCCATCAGCATAGATTTCTTTATTTAGTACAGCTTGCTCGCCAATATTAGCGAGTGCAGGCCAGAAGAAGTCATAGCGAGTAGAGCGGGAGAACATACGGTCAAGACCTTGTTGGTATGTTAGATCGGCACGAACAGAGACGAGGCCGATTAGGACACAGTGTTCAGTAAACGATTTTGTAAAGCCGTGTCCATTTAAAGTAGAAGTTGCCATGGCGGCTAAGTTACCTTGAGGAGAGGTAGCATCTGTTGAAGATGTTTGTTCGATAGGAGTTACGATGATTGGAGATGAGCCGCCGCCAAGATATTCTGGACGTTGTAAGCGGGCATCTGGAGAAGTTACACCAAAGTGTCCTTTGATGATTTCAGTATAGCGAGAACCGGCACGAGCGGTTCTTTCTAGTAAGTGTTGAATAGCAAAGCTTTCACGAAGTTGGTTAATTGTTGCTGAAGTTGCTTGAGATAAATCAGCACGAATATTAGGAAAACCCGAATTATTCGGATCTTCTTCAACAGCAAATCTATCATTTGCATCGCCCCAATAAATAGGGGCTGTATTAGTGTAAGTACGAGTAGTTGTAGCATCAGTTTCCCAAATAGTAGCACTGCCACCAAATACTTGATTTGTATGTTTACCTAAACCAGTAATAGGTGCACTTTCACCAAGAGGTAAAGAGACAGAATCGCCTTTTTGTGGCCAAGGTAGACATGAAGTAAAGTAATCATGACGTTTTCCACGTCGTTGGATTACATAGTCTGTTGAAGTATCAGGGCCATCAGAGGTAGAAGTTGTTATAGAATCTTGTAAATTTTGATCACGATACCATTCGTTAAAGATCAAATTATAGGCACGATGCCATAAAGATGAATGTTCAAGTCCTGCGACTTGAGTAGGGATTCCGAAGTAATCCGATAATGACTCATTGTCATATCCTCCGACAGGAGAGGTCATTGTTGGGATTGTAAAGTCGATTGAATCGCCTGGGTCGGTTTGTTCACCGTTGAATTTTTGCCAATTGTCCCATAGTAGACGCACAGGAACAGCAAAGAAATGCGTGTCCATGAATGCGTTGTCCATTACAGGGAAGATTGGAGTTGCCATACGGGCAAAGCCCGTCATGTTTAAGTTGACTGTGTCGCCAGGTAGTATTTCATCCACTAAAATAGGGATGAGTTTTCCGGCATCAAACGTAGTTTTAAAGCCGTGAGATCTATCGAAAGAAGATCGTTGTATATTAGCGTGAGGTACTTCGCTAAATTGATGTTTCATTACAGATTGCATATTATTATCCAGTAGTTAGAAAGGTATATCGTCAAAGTTTACGTCAGACTTAGCTGTAACAGATAGACGATATTTTGGGGCATTATTAGTATTGGCATGATTTTCCCATGCAGAGATAAAGTAGTCATTGCCATCAACATTAATAGAGCCAGTTAGATCGGGATGCTTATCGGAGACCTTATCGGCCTCCCAGATTGCACCCTTATTTTTATTATCAAATTTCTTCATTTGATAGGAACTCCACGCCGTTGCCAAGAGAAGTTTTGCCGAGTTCTACGAACTCAGCTGTGTTATCGTTCCACTCGCCTAGCTCGAACAGAGTATAGTCAGCAGGATGTTTAGAGATTTGAGAATTTTCGTCATTTACCATATCGCCGAATTGGCGAATAGCCATTGATTTTTGAGGTAAATAGAACGGAGGGAAGTACGCTTCCGCTTTATTGTCATAGATTGTGAATATTTTATGTTGCATTTTTAGATCCTCCTATATTGATCTTATTAGTTTATTTAATTGAGCATTTTTTACTTGCTCTTTTACTGCGAGTCTATCCGCAGTATTATCAGTTGCATGCTTTTGCATGTTTATCATCCTTTGCTTTTTGATTTTTTCCATTTCATTAGGCATTAGATGTTCATACATCTTATCATAGAATTTAGGGGGGCGAAAAGTTTTTTCGCGTAGGTGAATATTATCAGACGGATATACATCGTCTTTGTATTTGTCGAACCATCCGGCAGCTATGCCAGGACGTCTAGACATTGTGTTGTACTCAGGCACAAGACTATATATTTCACCAGTATTAGAATCAACACGTTCGTAATGATTCTTAGCGTTCTTTCCATTCACTTTTTTCATTACATACCTGGCGACATAAGCCGCCGATTCGAATGTTACTGTTCCGATTGTTGAGAAACCAAACGGCCAGAGTTTTTCGAGTTTTTCAGAGGTATATAATTTTTCCCCATTGTTTACGGTAAATAGTTTCTGGTCATCGAATTCGAGACCAAAGATTATTGCGTGGTAGTGAGGTCGGAAGTTTTTATCTCCGTATTCTCCGCAATGATAGTACCGTATTTTTTTATTTTTATATTTTTTCCTAAGACGTTTCATAAAGTCTTGGAAGTGTTTTTTATTGAGAGATCCGTCCTCCGGCAGACTCTCGTTATTGTAGGTTAGTGTTATGAAGCAGTTATCTTCGTGTAGCGAAGCTTCATGTACACAGCGCACAGCCCATTGGCGTGATCGTTCTAAACGACATCCAACACATTGGCCACAAGGAATAGTAAGAGGGCGATCAACCCATCCATGAGTAGGGTTGAAGACAATAGTTTTTCCATCAGCTCGACTCCTATATCCTTGCATCGGGTGATAGCAAGGCATTATTTATATTAAAGTCGGATTCCGCCGCGCATAGGTTTACCGCGACCGTTTTTTTTATGTACTGATGAAGCAGTTTTAGTAAAGCTTTTTTTAGATTTTTTATAGTTAAGTTTTTTTCTTTTA